ATAGAAACATGTTAGCTAATTGCATGCAGGTAGATTTTAACAGTATGGAGCCTAGGCTTTTGTTAGCAATATTAGGTATAAAAATAGATGGTGATTTATACAGCTGGGTCGGCGAAAAGACAGGTATAAAAGAAGAAAGATCAAAGTTAAAGATAAAAATTATTACTAGCTTGTATGGCGGTACAAAAGTAAAAGAAATCAATGATTTATTTGCTGTTGATGAATGGAATGATCAACTTCACAAAAGTATAAAGAGTAACAAAATAGAAAATTATTTTGGTCGTGTAGTTGATGTAAGTGACACAGATAAAAATAACTTATTAGCTATATACATACAATCATCAGCAGTTGACGCATCTTTATTAGGTTTTAACTGGTTAGTAGATAATTATAAGTTAGATCCATACTGGATAATACATGATGCGTTAATATTTAAATGTACTGATGTAGATTTACCTAAAAGTCTAAAAATTACGGATGATATATTTTTACCAGTCGAATATACGGAGATATAAATGAGTAGTTTATATGATTACATAATAGCAGAAACAACCGGGGGAAGTGGCTCGGGTAGTAAAACAACAACGCCTAAACCAAAGCCAAAACCAAAGCCTAAAAATAATTCAACCCCAATTAAAAAATTAGCTGCTTCAACGGAAAGTGCACTAGTTGGTAAGAAGTATGATGAAATAGCTAAGAAATATAGATTGGCTTCTGAAACAAATCCGGCTAAATTAATGCGTGAATTTAATATCGATTATACATATAATGGAAATAATTTTGGTGATTTACTTTCACATGTTTTTGTTGAAGGTTTTGCAAAACATCAAGACATTCAACAAGTTATTGATAAAGCTACATTAGTTGAAAGTAACACTGGACAAAAGGGTGTGCTTTTTGAGGTTAATACATTCGCTTTTGGTTATTCTCCTAGCAACGTTGCTTTTTGGATTAAAGATACTATCAAAGCAAAGCACAGAATAAATCAAATAAAAGGTCAAAAGACTTTTCTTGATAGACACTTGAGAATAGAAGCAATTCCCGGTCAAACACATTTAATTATTTATTTTGCAAACAGAGCAAAAAACTGGGGCATTGCGCAACCGGTAAGATTTTGATAGTTGGAGAAAACCATGATTGAAAAAATACGTGAGTATATTAGAAAAATTATAATTGAAGCTTATGATCCGGATGATGTGCATGAGATGGGTGATGAAGATGATTTGTTAATAGAGCCAGACGTTAAAGAAGACCGGGAAAATGAAAAAGATCCGTATGATGATGTTTATGACGAGGATGTTGATGAAGCAAGTGTTGTTGGCGGAATAGCTGGTGTAGTTGGCCCAGCATTTAATCCAGACCCGGAAAGAAAATATTAAATATATTTTATACAACTCCAATGGTGTAAATATAATAATAAAGTTATCGTGTTGATAACGTTACAAAACATTTAAAAATTTACACATTTGGAGGTGTATTTATGTCGATAGATATGGACGCTATTCGCAAAAAATTAAATCAACTATCTGGAAACTCTAGCAAAAGAAACGTAATGTGGCGACCTGAAGAAGGTGAAGAACACGTTGTGCGTATTATTGCATTTACTGACAATGATGGCACTCCTTTTAAGGAACGTTGGTTTTACTATAATATTGGTAACAACCCTGGTCTTTTAGCACCTTATCAATTTGGAAAACCTGATCCAATTAATGAGCTTATTCAAAAGTTGAAATCAGATGGAACAAAAGAATCATATGAAATGGCTAAAAAACTTTACCCTAAAATGAGAAGTTTTGCTGCTGTTATTGTAAGAGGACAAGAAGATGAAGGTGTAAAACTTTGGTCATTTGGAAAAATGGTTTATCAGTCTCTTTTGAATATTATGCTTGATCCTGATTACGGTGATATCACTGATATTTCAGATGGTCATGATATTAAAGTTTATTGTTCTAAAAACCCTGGGCAGCAATGGGCTACTACTGAAGTCAGAGCGAGACCTAAAAATACTCCTTTGGGTACAAAAGCACAAGTAAAAGAGTGGTCTGATTCTATACCTGAGTTAGATGATATTTATTCATTAAAATCTTATGATGAGTTAAGTAACATTATTAATGCTTGGTTGAATGGTGATGATGATGAAACTGAAACAACAAAATTCGAAAGTTCTAGTACTTCTACAAGCACCAGTAGTTCAAGCAGTGATACTGAATCTGATTTAGATAAAGCGTTTAAGGATATTGATTTAGGTTTTTAATCTATAGCATATATTTCTGGTAAATGCACTAAGAGGGAATTTATATTCCCTCTTTTTTATTAAATCTTTTAGACAATTGTGTTTTAGACAATACAATATATTATTAAAAAAGGAGTATTTATGGGTAAGACTAACGATTTTACATCTGACTTAATTAAGTCGTTGAACAAAGAACATGGCACGCGTGTAGCATACAATTTATCTGTTGACCAATCTCCAACACACGTAAGTGATTGGATATCTACGGGTTCAAAACAGTTAGATTATATGATATCTGGAAAACCCAATGGTGGTCTTCCCGTAGGTAGAATAGTAGAAATATTTGGCCCACCTAGTATTGGTAAAAGTCATATTGCTATACAGATAGCAAGAAGCACACAAGAGAAAGGTGGAGTCGTTGTATATATCGATACTGAAAATGCAACATCTGTTGAAAATCTAGGTCTACTTGGCGTAGACATAAAGACGAGATTTGTTTATGTAGACACGCATTGTACAGAAGAAGTACTATCCATTGCAGAGTCGACTATTTTAAAAGCAAAAGCAATGAATAAAGACGTGCCAGTTACTATTATTTGGGACTCCGTTGCAGCTACTTCACCAAAAGCAGAATTATTAGGTGATTATGATAAAGAAAGCATCGGTTTGAATGCTCGTGCCATATCTAAAGGGATGAGAAAGATTACTGGCGTAATCGCAAATCAAAAAGTACTATTTTTATGTTTAAATCAAATTAGAGAAAAAATTGGAGTTATGTATGGCGATCCTACTACTACACCCGGAGGTAAGGCAATCCCTTTTCACTCATCTGTACGAATCAAATTGGGAGCGGGACAACAAATCAAAGACAAAGCCGGGAATGTTATGGGCATTAATGTCTCGGCTAAAACAATTAAAAACAAAATAGCACCACCATTTAGAAGTTGCAACTTTCAAATACATTTTGGAAAAGGTATATTTGAGCATGAAGAGCTGTTTGATGTTTTAAGAATACACTGTAAAGATGGTGATGTTGATTATGATGATAAATTATTGTCATTATCAGGTACTGGTGCATGGAAATCTTTAACTGTAGTTGACAAATCAACCGGTGAAGTTTTAACAGAAAAGAAATTTTATAAAGCTGATTTTATCAATGTTATAAATGATGAAGAGTACAAAGATTATATTGATGCTATTGTTAACAGTGCAATGAAAGCTAAGTTAGGCCTTGTTGACAATATGGACATCGATGCTGAAAGTTATGAAGAAATGAAACAACTTAGTCAAACCCTAACCGATGATTTGGAGATTTAATGAAAAAAATATTATTAGTTGATGCATATAACATATTTGCACGTTCTTACGCAGTTAACCCATCTATGAGTGAAAATGGCCAACATATTGGCGGTACTTTGGGATTTTTAAAATCTCTTGGTGTGTTAGCTAGTAAATTTAGTCCTAATGAAATAGTAATATGCTGGGAAGGTGGTGGATCTGCCAGAAGAAGAAAAATATTGCCCGAATATAAAACTGGTAGAAAACCAATAAAATTAAATAGAAGCGATATATATGAAGACATTCCTGACACTAGAGAAAATTTTAATTACCAAGTAGCATTATGCACTAGATTGTTAAAACATATGCCAGTAAAACAAATGTATGTATCAGAATGCGAAGCAGATGATATAATAGGTTATTTAGCTAGATATGCATACGATAAAGATGATCAAATTGTTATTGCATCATCTGACCAAGATATGTATCAGCTTTTAGGTAAAAATGTCACACAATATAGTCCGGCCGGTAAAAAAATGGTTACGCACTATGATGTAGAAAGTAAGTTTGACATATATTTTGAGAATTTTATTACAGCTCGGGCATTTATTGGCGATAAGTCTGATGCGATACCAGGCATAAAAGGTTGCGGTTTCAAAACGCTGGTAAAGAGAATACCTGAATTGAAAGAAAATCGGTTCTTAAGTGTTGATGATATAATTAAATTGTGTGAAGTTAAAGCAGAGCAATTCCCAAAAATTAAGTTATATCGAGATATACTTGAAAACAGGGATGTGCCGAAGAGGAATTGGAAAATTATGTATTTAGACGTCAGTAATTTAAGTGCCACACACATAGATCAGTTAAAGTATTCATACGAGAATGCTGAACACAAAAATGATAAAATCTCAATGATGAGAGATTTAATTACTGAAGGCGTAACTTTTCCTAATAAAATTAACATAGACCGTATATATTATAATCTCAACGCATCTATAAAATAACTAACAAACGATTATAAGGAGCTTTTATGAGCAAATCAGCAGCGCTGCAACAAGCAGCTGTATTAAAACCCATTATTGGTGACGAAAACACTTCATTTAAACATTATGGAAAGAGTTTTCAAGAAAAGATTTTTCAAGGTTTGGCTATTGATAAAAATTGGGCACAGCAAATGCATGAAGTAATGAAGCCAGATTTTTTTGACTTGAAATATTTGCAATATTTGTGTGAAAAGTACTTTTCTTATTTTGACAAGTATAGATGTTTTCCTACAATGCAAATATTGTTAGATATGGTAAGAGAAGATTTAACAACTGATAACAGTGACACATTGTTAAGAGATCAAATCATTCAATTTATAAAAAGAATGCGATTAAATCCTAATCCTGAAGATTTGCCATACGTAAAAGACAAAAGTTTAGATTTTTGCAAAAGACAAGCATTTAAAGCTGCTTTGACTAGTGCTGTTGAATTAGTGCAAGGCGAAAAG